CAATAAGCCCTTTTTTAGCCTTCCCCTCAATGCTGTCAGATTCTGGATCTACTTTTTCCAAAGATTCAGTGAAAGTGTCGCCCGTTTCTACAACCGAAGGTAAAAGATTTATATTTCCCCCTCCAGGGTTACCCAAAATATTGTAGTTAGGCATAGTATTTTTAATATTTGGATCTGTCTTTATGAAATCTGGTAACTTTACCCCCATAAATGTTCTTTGAGGATCTACTGCCGTAGCATAAGGAGGGCCTCCTCGGCTTTGTGTTCCTTTTATCCCAGGAACTGTATTAAGTGTTACGGGAGGTTGAAACATAAGCTCAAGCATACTTGGTGCTTTTACACTCTTCCCATCATTAAACCTAGCCACTTCCTGTATCAATGGCGCAGAAGAAGCCATGATGCCACCCATCTGACGCACCTTGTCCCGTGCATCTCGTTTAAACATTTTTCTATTGGTTACGCTCATGCGTTGTTGCCCCCAAAGAAGCCTGACAATCCACCTTTAGATTGTGATAAGCCATATATACCCGTTGCCAATCCACCTAACTGAGATATGAGGCTTGGATCGGGGGTCGCGGTCGATTGTAGCGTTGACCCTGATGAGGGTACCCCTCTGAATATGTCAGATAAAAATCCTACTTCAGTAAATGGCTGTTGCTGTCCTGCTAGAAAACTCTGCAAACCACCAGACATGATGGCTTGATCTTGTTGTTGTTGTAAGCCTCCTAGTCCGAGGAGCATATTTATATCTTTACCCATGAGTCCTTGAGCTGCCTCCCCAAGTGAAGCTTGTTGCATACCGAGTCCACCGACTCCTGCACCAAGTTTACCCATGCCTTGTCCAAGTTGCCCGAATACTTGTCCTGCCCCCAGGCTTCTCTTTTGTTGATCTGCAAAAGCACTTTGTGCTTGAGCTTGAGCCTGTTGATACCCTGAACTACGAAGCTGTGCACCTAATTTTGCAGCTTGTTCTCCCGCAGTCCGTCCCAATTCTGTCTGAGCCACTGCCTCTCGTGACCCACCAAAGGCTCCTCTTCCTCTGGCTTGACCTGCAAGCTTATTAGCTTGTATCTGTCGTTGACGCTCTATGTCTTGTTGTAGAGTATCAATAACTTCTTCTCTGTAAGGGTCCATGTATTCTTTGTAAGATTGAGGATCGTACATCTGCGTTCCCGCTTCAGTTAGACCTGCTCCTCTACGGGTTATATCGGCTGCTTCGCCCAATGTGGTTACACCACTAGCTAGGGTTTCTGCTCCTTGTTCGAGCATAGGTTGGTAGGCACCAATGCCTTGGGTTCCTATTTCTATGGCTTTTAGCTGTTGAGGGGTTAGAGCTGCAACAAAGTCCTCGTATGCAGGTATTTGTTGACCTTCACCCGCAACTTCTTGTGCCGTCTTTAAAAGATCCTTTAAATAATTTTCTTGATATTCTGGTAGAAGTTGATCTCGTACTGTTGTTGAAGTTTGTACCATTATGCCACTCTATTCTCAAGATTGTTCATAAGAGCGTACATCTTAGCCGCTCCTTTTTCTCTGTCTCCACCACCTGCATTATCGACTGCTTTTCGTGTCATCACGAATTCACCGTCCGAGAGCCGTGCTTCTTGTACCTTCTGCCCATTCTGAAAGATACCCGCTTTTACGTCATCACTTCGTCCAGTGCCAGGACCTTCAATGTATCCACCCGCTGCTGCCATAATACTAGGCGTTGGAGCTTGAGGCGTGGACATAATGCCTAACCCGTCTGGGTTTTGAAAAGTTCTTTCTCCTGTTTCGGGGTCTATATAAGGCTTAACCACAACTCGACCGGCATAATCCGTTCTTTCTCCCGTTCCTAAAATTTGTTCGGCACCGTCGTCCCTACCTTTAACAGCTTCGGCTGCAGTGGCTAATGCAAGTATTCCACCAGGACTCATCATTCTGTCGGCTAAACTTACTCCACCTTTTTCAAGACCTTGCTCGGCTGCTTTTTTTACAATATCGCCTTTTGCCTTTTGACTAACAGCAGAAGAAAACATACCCCCACCAAGCTGACCGCCTAAGTTCTGGGCAAAAGATCCGACTCCTGGTATAGAGCCAATTCCAAACGCCATGCCTCCACTTTTTAAAGCGTCTTCTAAGCTTCCACCACTTGCTAAGCTTCCTATCCCTGCTCCGACGGCAGCAGCCATAGCAGTGCCACCTCCAGTAATCAGACCTGCTATTCCCCCTAGTATTGCTCCTAGACTCATATTCTATCCTATTGTAACGCTAACTGATCCTACTGCACTTGTTGCTGAATTGCCAGAACAATGTGGTCTATCTACTTTTGATATCTTAACAAATCCGTCCACCTCAAACAAGGCCCCTGTTTCTAAAGTTGTGTCATGCCCAGAAGGTAGATTTGTAAAGCTCATTTTTGTTGCCCGTGATTCACCTGGGTTTCTCTGTTGATCCACAAATATAGAGAAAGAACGCACTACATCTGAGAAATAATTTTGGTCGTAAGCCTCTGGTGGATATGGAAATAACGGGGAGGGTACATTTCTCGTCGCCATTATCTTCTCCCGTCGGGTCTTACATCAAGTCTTGGTGTCCCCAATCTCCACATAACGCCAGTTACGTCACTTTCTATGCGAAAAGCAAAGGATCGCCCTCGTGCTCGAACATGAAGTTGTTCTGTAAATAGCTCTACGGGGGTGGAAACCGACTGCGATACAGCATTACTGCTCGTTTCGTTAAAGGTTACACCAGGGAAGTTTCTGGTTTTTACCACCATATTTACTCGTGGTGTCCCGTTTGTACTGTCTCTAAATGTAACGTCTGGAATCACTTTTCGTATAAGAGCAAACTTTTCTCCGTCACCTATATCTATCTGACTTGATTCAATGTTCGCGGATATAGCTGAAGGTGGGTTTGTACTACCATCATCTTGACCAAATTCATGGTAATACAGCTTATTGTCAGTATGAGCAGCTATTGGGTACTGATTTATACCTCTATCTACCCACGCTGTTCGTGTAAGGTTGCCAAAATACCACACTTTTTCTTGATAATTATAAATTACATAACGGTCATTTGTAGAGCTACTTTTGGACGGATAAAACCACCATACTTCACCATAAGAAGAATTATGTCCTGCTGTTACCTTACCTATTTGATCTCTGTTAAAGTCAGAGAACACATAATCAAGAACCGTGCATGGTAGTCTCTGCACCGTACCACCGTATACATAGAACTCTTTTGATCCCATCCAGAAAACAAAGTCGTTGACCGCAATAGCTGCGTTAGCACTTGCAACCGTAATATTTCTTGATATTTCGTTTAAACCAAAAGTGAATGGTGGGCCTAGGAACTGCATTCCATGTAGCGATACATCCGTAAACACCAATATCTGTTGTTTGGTCTGAATAGCCACAACTATCTCTGATCCAGTAGATATGCGTAACTCACCTGCCGTGTTCGTAGCAAGTGTTTGCCAAGATGTTAGACTTTCTTGTGATCCAAAACGTATAAGCAAAGGATCTTGCGTACCAATAGACGACTCGCCATCGCACCCAAAAGCAATAACGTGTCTATCCTGGTCGGACACCATAATCTGTTTAGCTATCGTAGGAGCGAGCGTAGAACCAGATAAATCAGATAGTTGTACGGCTCTTGAAGAGGTGCCCGACGTTCTGTCCCAATAATAAATACCACCATTCTTTATGTTTATTAAGATATCCTCACCAAAGTTGTCGTGAGTCCAATTTGTTAAGTTTGCACCAGAAACTGTGCTCTCTGCCGGCATACCCCAACCAAAACTTGCTTCGATTACAGCTTCATTGTCTGCATGAGTAGCTGCTGTGGTATTAAAAGAACCTCGTACCAAACCAGTAAATGTTGTAGAGGTTGTGCCCGTGTATTCTATTATCTCATCTTCAATTTTAATGTAGCCAGAAGTAGGAAACGCTGCAGCGGAATCAACTGTTGCCGTGGTTACTGTTGCGTCAGACGCTAGTCCACTGCCATTAACTTGATTTACCGTGTCGTCAGCAGCAACAGCATTACCCACTACTAATCGTACTAACTCTCCGTTAGAATGCACAACGGCTGTGGTGCCCGCGTGTCCACGGGTCACAGTCAAATCATTGCTAGAAATACCACTAACTGACATGAGTTCACCCGCAACGTCTATCACATCGGAGGTAGATATACCTGTTGCACTTGTGACGGTTACCTCTGTTTCAGACGCATCAAGCTCTTCGTTTAGTGTTGTTGTAACTTCATTTGTGTTTATACCGTTCCATAAACCCGCTCCAAACCCCGTGCCAAAGAAGTTCGTATCAAGACCCGTGTTTACTTGATATTTAGCCACGATTGAAGTTCCACCAGGACTGCTATCTGCTGCATCTGTACTATTTGCTGCGTTTCCCGAAAGAGTTATTTCATATACATTGTTATTTACAACTCTTGTTATCTTGTGTTCTGCATTAAGAATTGTTGCTGTTACCTCGCCTCCCAAACCCGTGGCTCCAGAAAAAGTAACATAGTCATTCAGCACGGCTCCATGCCCCGCGTCCGTCACGGTTACTACCTTACTACCGTCCGTCACACCAAAAATATTACTTAATGTTCCAGAAGTTCTTCTAATTGGCGTAATGTCATTGTAGGCACCACCATCAGCTATGTAGTATTTAAGATTTGTACCAAGGCCCAAGTATTTAGTACCATCTAACGCTACCCAACTAAACAAGGCTCTGCAAGTCCCTAAAAACGTATTGTCGCTGTAACTCGACCAACCACCTATCTTTTCGGGAGCACCGAATCTAAAACGCACTTTATCTCCCGTAAACCAACCACCTTCATTAGAATAGGACGTGGATTCTCTATTCATCCCTGGTTTAAATTTAAGTGCCGTTAAGGGCATAATATTCTCTTATGTTTTAATAATATAATTTAAAATTATTGTAGGCTGTACGTTGTTGTGTGCGCCTCCACCACCAGTGCTAGATGATGTAATCGTAGCCGCTGCACCCAACTGACCACTACCGCCCCTGTTTGTAGAATCACCCCCTACTTGCTGTTGAGCAGCAACAGTGTGCGTGTGCGCAGGCATCTGTGCTGTTGTCAATGTATGTGTTTCAGAACCTCCTGTGTCTCCCAATGTATCACCATTAAGACCACCAGTTTGATCCGTAAGTCTATTTGCTGACGCACCTCCCATGTCATCTTGACCCGCAACAACCCTTCCTCGTAAATCTGGGATATTAAAAGTTGATGACCCATCGCCTGTTCCATATGTAGTGCTTATAGCAGAAAAAAGACCGGAATAAGTGGTTCGTGAAATAGCCGATCCATCGCATAATAAAAACCCTGTTGGGGCAGATGAACCTGCATAGGGTGTTACTGCACCAGATGGCATACTATATGCCCTAAGATCACTCGCAGGTATTGATTTCATCGTACCGCCATCGTTAACAATTACGCCATCTGCATCTGCTATGGTTATAGAACCACCTACAGAGGTGTCTCCGTCTAACAAGTTTAGCTCCGCTGCGGTAGAGGATACAGCCGTAGCATTAATTGCAAGTTTACCTGTAACCACGTTAAACGTGCCATTGTCCTCAATTCTAGCAACCTCTGTCCCGTCTCTTTGTTGAAATATTATATCTTTAGCATCAACAACAGGTTTAATAATTACATCACTTGATGAGTTAGTAACTCTCAATATCTCTGTGCCACCAACAGAAAATTTAAGATCTCCTCCACCCGCATCAAGATCAATGTCTCCTGCTACATCTACCGTTAAATCTCCAGAACTTAGGTCAATCTCCGTACCATCAATCGTTATGTTGTCTACAACCACACCACCGTCAAATGTACCTACTCCAGAGGTGTCTGCGTTAGGGAATAAAGCGGATAAACTTGTTACCGCTGCACCTGATCCCGCTCCATCTGCGTAGATTATGGCTCCGTCGCCATTAGCTATTGTCACATTGGCTCCAGAACCTTGTGTAAAAATAACGGATTGCCCAGATCCGTTCTTAACAAAATACAATTTTTCTGCGCTATTAGGCTCAATCGTAATCGTGTTTGTCCCAGAAGGAGAACCCCCTAAAACCAAAACCTTAAACATACCGGCCGATAAACTGCCATCGCTTGTTGTTAGTGTATGTGAGGTGCCCGTCAAAGAAATAGCCCCTACGCCATTTACTAGCCTATCTATAATGTCAAAGTTATTATTGGTCGTGGTTCCCCAAGCTCCCGCTTGTTCTCCAAGACCTATTTTTTCTATTCCACCGTTATCTGTATATGTTGATCCCATTGTTTACCTCTATGCTACTTCTGTCCATATCTGCGAGGCTCCAGTAGATACTGTAGACCACGTTGGGCTGTTCGACGTATTTACATTTGAGTACGTTGTAGTAACGCCTGGTATAACCATGCCCCATACTATAACACTTCCTTGAGAAAGTGTAGCAGAAAGTCCAGTTATTGAAATACTGGCTGTTCCAGTAACGCTTATTGATCCAAGAGCCGTGGTTCCTACTACTGTAGTTACATTTGCTGCGCCTGTTGCCTGAACCCCCGCTGCTCCAACAGCCGAGGTTGCTGCTTGACCTGTTAATGGTACAAAAACCCCAGGAAGCTGTGCAAACGCTACTTCTGATATGGAGCTAAAGCCAAGCATAATTTATCCTATTAAAACCCCTGCAAAAGTGTGGTAATTCAATGCGCTATTGCCTGTCTGCCCTGTTCCATTACCTGCATCACCAACTCTTACAAATGGCTGAAGTGTATCTCCTTCTGTGTATTTTCTCATAATAGTAGACGAAAGGGTAAAATCGAGAGTGCTATGGGAACTTGTCGTGTACTCCCCATAAGTCGCTTCGTCAGTGCTGAAATCTGAACCATTTTGAAGTAAGCCATGATACATTATATTCCCATCAGCAATGTTGTAAAAATTGTTTTTAATCGCAAAAGAATAAAATCCAGTTATGGGTACTGTAAACTTTCCTGTGGACGTAGAATAGTTTGTGCCACCTTGTTGGACAACATTGTTGTAAGTTAAAGCTGCATTGCTTCCAGTATTAAATGTTAAATTAGCTCCACTATAATGTGCTTCAAACACAACTCTATTTGTCTGAGTTGTTCCTAAAGTCCCATCACCTATAAATTTTGCTAATTCTGCTGCTTTGCTCATTTTGGTTCCTCTGGGAAATCAGATTCATCTATCTTTGGACTATTTTCTACAAATTTAGGTGTTACTGTCTTTGTTAAATCTCTAAGTGTCTGTCGATAGGTAGCCCACTCTGCTTTCTTTGTGTCTGACAATGGACTATCGTTAGCCTGTGTCCAATCGCTATTTTTTAACTTTCTGTTTCTTAATATTCTAAAGTGTCTTAATTCTATTGACATATCATTACCCTACTAAATGCCCACAAAAACTGGAATAATAACCATATACATCTGCACTTCCTGCTCCAAAAACCTGTATATAATCACTTACTGCAAGACTTGTAACTGTTATACCTGTTGCCGTATTATCTATTGCGGCATCTTCAGACGCTTGTGTAAATTGTGCTGTGCTTCCTGCCATTACCAAGTCAGAACCATTTTTTCTAAACTTAAATGCTGATGTTGTGTCACTATTGTGCGTGTATATGCTGTAAGCAAAATAATAAGTACCTGCAACTGGAGCTACAAATCTGTTTGTTCCTGTTACAAAGTTACTACCATTGTCAAAACAATCACCAGATGACACATCATTAAATGCCACAACATCATTATTAGTTACTGTACTCCAAGCATTATTAGAATAGGTTGCAAGAAACGCAGGTCTATTGGGTTCAGTCACACGCCCTGCTGTATCAATAGACAAAGCCGTATTAGAGTTCGTTGCATCTTGTATGGTATTTACTTTAAGTATTGATGCCATTATACTGCTATCTCCATCAAAATTATGCTTTGCATTTGCGTGTTAGACGAGGGTATTTCTATAGTAGCACTATCAACACTACGACAATATAGCTTATAGTTTGTGCTTGTGGTGGTTGATGGGCTGTCTAAATAGTGAATTGAAAATGCTCCTTCATTTCTATTGCCAGAATGGTCAAGTGTCTGAAACCCATTAGTTTGACCAGATAATTCCGTAGCACTTCCTCCACTAATTGTTCTGTAAACGGTAGCATCAATTCTTCTATCTGCGGCTTCAGAATTAAACCCACTATGTAAATGAATCAGTATCTTGCTAGTGCTAAATTTGGGTGTAATATCACAGTTTAAATCAAAGGCTGTAAAAGAACTTGACGTAATTGCTGCTCTTGTTGTGGATGTTGCTGAAACCACTTGTATTACATGACCTGCCATATGTACCACACCACTACTATCTATCGTTATGGCACTTGTACCACCAGAATGTTTTATTGAATCTACATGAAGTTCACTTGCCATTACTGTGCTATCTCCTCAACTGAAATCCATCTATTAGCTAAATCTGTAAATACTGAGTTATTTCCAGAACTTGTGTTTGATTTTACATATATAGTAAATGTTGTGCTATTAGTATTATTTGCATCTACTTCTGCACTTACATAAGTATGAAATCCTGCTAATTGACTAGTATTTATTTGAACATACCCTGCTCCATAAGTAACATTATGTTGGTCAATTATTGTGCCATCTCTATAAAAAGCAAAAATAGTAGATGGATAAGCGTTAGTATTTACATATACAGGAAAAGCTCCATGAAGTACCAATTTACTTGTTGAAAACTTAGGAGTTATGGTTAAATCTAATGCTCCCCCTCCTAACTTTACATAACTGGTGCTTGTTATTGTTCCTAAGTTAGCTTGAGTGCTTTCTCTTTTATATTGTATTGGAACACCTGATGGCATCTGCACAGCACTAGCTGTTGTTTTCCCCTCAATCTTATCTACTAATAATCTACTGGTCATACTATTGTATATACTCCGTTAACTGTGATTGTAGCATTCGTCAATGTTATAGGTCCTGCTGACAATCCGTTTGTACCACTTGGTATTGTTATATCTGCTGTGATACTATTTCCATTTGTTCGTATAATGCTATCATTTCCAAGAAAAGGGTAGCGTGTATCTGATTCTGCTTTGGAATAACTATTAGCTATTGTGAAAGCATCATAAACAATTATCTCAACTACATCATTAAGGGAAGCTCCTGTAACCAATACCATTGTTGTACCAGATGTAGCTGTGTAATCTGTTGCAGGTTTTAGTAGAACACCATTTTGATAGACATCCACATACTCACCATCGCTGTAGCTCAAAGAATTTGCATTAGCATCTGACCCACTAAACGAAGTTTGACTTGCTGTGGCTTGGTAGATAAACCTAGTCCTTACTCCTTGATTTGGTGCTTTTCCGATATATGGCATATTGTTATCCTGCTACTTCCGTTGCTGTCATAGTACAAAACCCTGCACTATTAAACTCTTGGTCACTATTTTGACTTGTTCTATTTAAATGTAAATTTGCTCCTCCTGCTACAGAACGACCAAGTGCGTTATACGTTATTGCCGAAGTTGTTGATGGAGAATCTAAGTGTTCATGCGAATAAGAATGATACGAATAAATATCAAGAGTATCATCTGTCTCACCATCTCTATGAGCTTTTCTTACATTCATCCAAACATTAGCAATAGCATTACTTCCAAAGGCTACACCACCCCCAATCAAAGTTGTAGCTCCACCACTTATAACTCTTTGACAACGAATTAATCCACTATAGTAATTATGATGCGTAACATCTAAATTCATTCTAACTAAAACTTTGCTAGTAGAAAATTTAGGTGTAATTGATACCCCAAAAATAACAGTATCACCAGTAGAGTTGATGTCTCCTCTTGTTGTATAAGAGGCTTGTTGAATTTGCAAAACAGCACCAGTTGGCATCGCTGAGTGCTGTACTGCATCTCCTCTTATTCTGGTTAAAGCCACTTCTTACTCCTATGGTTTAGTTGGGAATGTTACACTACTCATGTCTAATCCACCATCACTATCTAGCTTTGGGTCAGAACTAGCAGGTAAATCTCTCAAGGCTTGTCTATAGGTTTTCATGTTACTCGACATAGTTACATCACCTAACGCAGTCCAATCTGTTTCTGCCAGTAATCTATCTCGTTCTTCACGGAGCAATCGCATTGGCTCACGGCTTTGCAGTAGTGTCTTTTCACCTGCTACCTGTGCATAATTTACACCCCAGTCCTTTGGGTCTGCACTTTCTATAGCCGAACCACTGCTATCTGCTCCTGTTACTTTGCGAAACATTGAGTTAAACTCATCTTCATTTGTAGGCTCTCCTCTGAGAACCCATTCTGTTACTCCTAAACTTTGTAACGCTTTTGCTATGTCAGTCATTGCCCTATCTCCAATAATGTTATAGATGATTTCGTGTTTCCTTGAACTGAGGTGTTGCTATGGTTTCTATTCATATACCAACTTCCTGCCGCTGTATTAATTGTACCTTGTACTTTATATGTAACTGCTGAAGCAGTTGCAGGGGCATCAAGTGTGGTTGCTGTAAAATTTTTAATTTCGTACTGATACCCAGTAATGCCACACTCAGTTTGAACAAATCCTTGTTTCATGCTCGTATCTGTCCCTGCAAATATATTCGTTGAACCTCTAAGTAATTTACATCCAATGTTCATGCCTACTTCGGCATGACCTATATTAAGACATACCTGTACTAATATTTTATTGCTTGAGCTAAAAGGTGTAATGGTTGCAGTCATTCCAGTAAGGTCAACATAAGATGTTGAAGTAAGAGTTTGCCTTGTATCTGTTTCAGCATATATAACTTGTACAACATGACCACCTATATCTACCTTAGATGCTGTGGTCTTACCCTGAATTGTGTCTACTGATAGTGTACTCATTTAGACATTTCCTGTATTGTAATCATTGGCTTCACATAGCCTATAGATGCTGTGTCTGTGGTGGTGTGGTTAAAGTATGAATCATCAGAACCACTCTCAAGTTTAAAAAATAAACCATAAGTTCTTTCTGTTGTAGACCCAGAGATTTCAGATGCTTCAACAGTAAGCATATCTACGTCATTGTCATCAGCATCTTGATTTCTATGACTACCGTGCATATTTGTTCTATTGCCTTGTGCTGAGTGACCTAAATCTACGTCAGTGCTAGTTGTCACATTTCGTATTTTAAAATGTCTAACTAAAGTAGAGTTACCCCCTCCAAATAAAAAATGATACTTAATCAAGATAAGTGAATCTATGTAAGAGGGTGTAATAGAGATTCTCATATCAGAAGCAACCTCTTCAAAAGATGTAGTATTTAAAGTTTTTCCACCAACATTATCATTATTAATAATAAACTGTGTTTGAAATCTATAAATAGATGAAGATGTGGGTTTTTCCTGACTACCTATGCTATTTACTCTTAATGTACTCATTGTTTATCCTAAAAATGAAGCTCCAAAATGAAAGTAATGTTGATCTGCCGCAGAAGAAGAGGGGTGTGAATAATCTCCTCTAAGAACCAACAAAAATTGTTGACCAACACTCGCAACTACATGAGCCGTTAAAGTTAAACAATCGTGATTAGGACTATTTTGTGACCAAGCAAATACATGACCTAATGTAGTAGAATCACTTGAAGTTGCATACATACCTAATCCAGTATAATTAGTTCCATCTTTATATCCCATATGAGCAGTTACTAGATACAGTCCTGCTACTGGACAAGTAAATCTACCACTACTATTAGAAAAATGGCTTCCAGTATTCTGTACTATTGTCCTATAATTGTATATAAGATTATTTCCAGATGGAGTTATACCATTGACAGTCGCACTTTCTGAGCCAGTTGTAAAATCTGAAGTTTCACTCTGATACCCTATTGCCATAAATGATGGCTTAACAGAATGTAATACTCGCCCACTACTATCCACAGTCATAGCTGTCGTAGCATTCGTATGCTTTATATTCTGTACTAGAAGATTGCTCATATGATTGCTAGATTGCCCCCTGAGTTTACTGTCAGCGTTATGCCTGAAGATACTGTTAAAGGTCCTGTGGCTGTGGCATTTTCTGTAGCTTCTATTGTTGTGCTAACATCTACAGTCTGTGAGTTAACTCTAAACATACCACCATTCTTAAAATTACCCTTGTTGGCTTCTGGTGGCACGACACTGGCATCAGTTAACGCAAGATAGTTTACAAAGATATTGCCTGTACCAGATGAAGGAGCTTCTGAGAATACGAGGTTTGTACCCCCAGTTAAAGAGTAGGCACTAGAGTCTTGAACAACCCCATCTACGGATATAAGGACACCCTGCACGTTTGATACATTCTGGTTCAAAGTAAATGCTGTAGCACTCCCATCGCCATTAAAACGCTGTACAGAGGGTATATCGTGGAAGTTTGCCTGAACTTGGTTTCCTATATACGCCATTATGTTATCTCCATTATACTTGCTACTGTATCTAAACTGTCAGCCGTATTAGACGACACTTGCAACGTGTTTCCTGTCTCCATAATAATTTTATTTCCTGCCATATACTCAAATGATGAACTCGCAGGTATGGGTATATTCTTGGCTAAAAACACCGTTTGTCCTGCGTTTAACTTTATGTCAGCAGTTATTTGACTTGTTGTTGTATTGGCTAACGTCAGCCCTATGACAACTGTAGTCGTGCTTGCAGGTGTGGTGTAGACACTTACTAGGGCATCAGCAGAGGTATTTGCTCCACTGTATACTTTGTTTTTAAAGGTATTAGCCATTAGTCACTCCTTTATGCGTCATCTAAGAGAGCTGCCACTATGCAATCTACTGTTCCAGATGATGATACTGCGTGAATAGCCCCTACCGTAGTTTTAGGCAATCTAGCACAAAAAAACTCATTTTGCCCAATATGTATACTAGCTGTGTCTGTAGAAGAAGGGGTGCTACCATCTATTGTAACGTATATACTTGCATCAGAACTATTAACATTTTTTATAAATAGAAACATTACTAAATCACTAGAACTTATAGCAGTAGTTGTTGTTTCTGCATTTACGGCTGTGTAATCTAAAAAATCTCCAACCATTAAATCATCATCACCTGTATCTACACTAGACAATTTGTAGTACCATTTTTCCGTTGTGTCAGCAGGGGTTACTGTCATTGTTGAAGTAAACACCTTTTGAATTTCATCAGGCAATCCTTGCACCTGTATTGTTGCTATTGCGTCATCTGCCATGTTTATTCTCCTTTATCCTAACGCTATTGCCAAAGCTGTTGCATCGTCTGTTGTTGCTGCCCCTATGTCTGTTGCAAGTTCAGAGGCACTTCTACCCTCAATACTTGTTCCGTCTACTCTTAAAAAATCATTATCAACTATATTTGCATTTGCAACTAACACATTCGTGTTGGATATTCCAGTAGACAATGTTGCTGTCGTTGTAATTGATGTACCGTTTAATGACATGGTATCAGCTTCCATGTTACCATTAATATCTACGTTATTTTCAATATCTAAAGAATCTGCGATTAGTTGGTCTACTTGCAAGGTTTCATAATTAGAGCCTAACTTCAACTCAAACTTAGGACCAGTAGTATTATAGCTAAATGTAGCATCATCACCACTACCACCCTCTATTGTTATACCTGCACCGTTTATAACAGCAGATGTATCATTGCCACTGTCTAATACAAGGTTGTGATCGTTTAGATTTACAGTGGTTGAGTTTACTGTGGTTGTCGTGCCTGACACGGTTAAGTCACCTGTGACTGTTAGATTATCGTTCACCGTTGTTTCTGAGGTGGTATGACCAATGGATATTGCTGTGCCTGACACACCCGTGCCTATCGCTACAGACTCACCCCCATCTCCAGTGTCTATAACAAGATAGTTATTTGTGCTTTGCTTAATTGTAAACGCTGTTGCTGAATTATCCGATACGGCTACGTTTATATCTGTTCCGTCTGCACTGATAGAATCAACAGCTATATCACCTACATTTGTAATATTGTTGTCACCAAAACTTACGTTATCTCCAAAGGTTTTGTTTGTTAAGGTAGCAGTCGATGCTGTTGAGACTAAATTAACGTCACCACCTGTACTTGGTAGTGTCAGCGTATTTGATGCAGCTTCTGAGTGTGGGGCTGCTTTTAATATTTGACCATGACTGTTATTCTCACAGTTAAATTGTATAGCTCCCTGGTTGGTATTACCTTTTACAGTAACGTGACCTGTTCCATTTGGAGCTAATTCTAGGTCTGCATTTGATGTGGTAACAATATCGTTGCCATTCAAGTCCAAATTGCCACCCAACTGAGGTGATGTGTCGTTTGATAAATCGGTGTTAACTACGCTTGATCCACCAGTAGATATAAGATTGCCACTTGCGTCTAAAAACGCCATCTTGGATGCGGGAGTGGTTATAAAAACTTCTTTGGTGCCCGCGCCAAAGTTAACAGCACTATTACTGTTTGAACTTGATATAGGGGTTGTTCTTGTTAATGTGTTTCCTGAAGAGGCATACGTTCCAAGACCAACCTCAAAAGTATTATTAGTGCTATCTACTATGGCATAGTAGGTAGTGTCTGAGTTTGATAGATTTGCAGAAAAAGTTTCGAAATTACCAACAGCACCACCAAGGCTTATTGCGCCCGTGCCTTCTGTAGTTGTGGTTTCTCTTACTCTATCTGCAATCTTTAATGCCATTAGGCTATCCTTATTATTGCATCACTTGTGTTGTTACTTGGAAAAACTATAGTGAAGTTACCAGAGGAAGAAGACTTGTCTGATCCAAAATCCAATATACAAACGGCTTTGTCACTATTTGTATCGTTATATATTAAGGCTCCTCTTGCTGTAATCGTAGCGGAACCATAAGTGTGATCAGCAAAGTCAACAAAAGCTGTTGTTTGTGTTTGGGAACCACTTACTGCTTGACTACCTAGTGCTGTCCCTCCTTGAACGTAATCTCCAGAGTTAGCTACCTCATTAGTGGAGTCACTATGGTAAAGAGTTACCGTAGCATCCATATCAGTGCTTGTCCCCCCTAGCCCGTTGTTCCCCGCCTGTGAGTTGGTAAACAAAGCTAACTTGAAAGAGTTCCCACCATTCGCAAAATTATGTGTGCCCTCTAATAACTCCTTTTTAAAAGTGGAGCAGAGTGCGTTACCAGAAAATGCCATTATAACCTCCTTATATGTTCTGCCAACTTATCATAACCGGCATCTTTAATTGCATTGTAAACTGTTACCCTATCTGAATTTATAGCCTCTTTCATGTAAAACGCTATAACTTTCTCTAAATGTTCTTTAAAAGCTCTCGCCTGGTCTCGTATAACAGGAGGAGCACTGTCGCTCACCTCAACCACTTTATCCACACATCTCTTTGCTACTTCTTCGGGGGTAAACCCTCTATTGTCGGTTGTATGAACCTCAACGATTGGTTCTTTTTGCATTTCCATAAGCATTATGTTCTGGGCCTTTCTGGTAATCCTCTCCTATACGCATCAGCATTTTCACGAGCCTCTCCGTATTCTTTTAATCTTAATAGTGACTCTACGAAACGATCGTTATACATCTTCATGACATCTGCCTCTCCTTTCATAAAGGTATACGCCTCTATGAGACTGCCATACAACATCGCATTTGGAGCGTTTGTGCTCAACCAGGTAGTCCCTGAGTCAGATCCCGCAGTCAAACTATTAGGTCTATAGTAGTAATGAAGCTCAACCGTATATGCAGCATCGGGAGTAGGTGCAAGAATAAAGTTACTAACATCAAATAGAGCGTAGTACTTGGGTGCTCCAGTGGTAGAAGCATTAGGATTATATTCCTCGACATAGTTAACATCCTTCTGCAATAAAAATTCTTTGTTACTAGAATTAGTTATTGACAAGCTAAAAGAAGATAAATAGTCGTCTGGAACAGCAAGAAACCTGTTGCTTGAAGTTGTGGCAGCCGTAACATTTTTTCGAAAAAACTCTAAATCTATAGTTTTTAAAATACGTTCCTCGGTAGCCTTAATGAAATCGGAGAGATGAGCTACAAAGGTAGTTTCTGTGTTTTCAGAGTAATCTTGTATAGCTGTTTTTAATGTAGCAAATGTAAAGCTCATGATGTTGTCACCGTTACTGTCCCCAAGCTAGTCGTCAAAGTAGCAAGAGAATCTAATTTCTTTCCTATTATACCGTCGCCAAAATTAGTATACACCACAAACGCTGTTGGTTCTACAGCCGTGTCTGGTCTAGGCATCCGTAAAGCCTGTGGGTCTGCTATAATTCTAGAAGGCTCTAATTGAGGGTGTTTTGCTTCGTATTCATCCTTACCTACCAAAGATCCGTTCCACTCCATCCTCATGTCCTTTAGACGATAGCGAAAACCAGACCTATCCGATATTCCATATGCTCTTTTATTTGATGCGTACCTAGGCATTATGTCCTCAAGTACTGAATACTAGGTTGTAATTTAAGAGAAACCCTATCCTCGTCCTCGTCCGCTGCTCTTTGGAACTCTTCTTCATACACAACTTTCAAGAGTTGGGTTCTTTCGGGTGCTCTTTTAAGCGATAGATAATAGGCAAGACCCGCAACCATACAAGGAAGAAACCTAAAAGGAGCATCCGTCGTATTCTGAAGCGTATCTGCGTCTTGAATTCTGTTAACATAATAATAAACTAAAGTGTAAGTGGATACGTCTGGGGTGGGCCACACTGTTACTGTGGGAGTCACTTGTCTATCGTAGAAGAATTGACTTGGACGACCCGTTGACGTTTTATTGGGAATATTTAAATATTCACTTCTTGATATTCTTGATATTGAAAAGTCCGTGCTGTTTGAATCTCGAATAACAACGTCAAGTAAATCTGTGAAATTTGTAGAAAAGGAATAGGATGCTGTGCCAGAAGTGAGTGATTGAGTTGCTTGGGTCACTGTCCAGAGGTTAAGTCCTCTGTTCGCCCAATCAGCAAACATTAGGTTGAGAGAACGTCGAGCAGTCTTAGCGTCATAGCCTGTCCGTATTTCTATCCCACACCTCTCGTAGGCTTCTTCTATTATTTCTGCTACGTCAAGATCAAAGTCTCTGGAGCTAGATGTTGCCATTTATTCGTCCTCTTCATCATTTGCGTACATATTATCAAATATTTGGTTTACGTCCAATACATAATCCAAGTCTGACTTCGAGTAGTGAATATGCTGAGACGGCTTAAAGTCTGGAGGACCTTCTCCAGTTTCAAACCAAGCGGGATGCGTTACTCTCACACGATTGTTCGGCAAGGCAACAATATTTCCTGTATAGTTGTCTGCTTCTAGTAGTTGCATCACATGGCTCTGTTTATGTTGTGCCGGGTCATCAGCGATCTCACTCTCTGTGTAGTCCACGGTAAACAAGTATTTTGCAGGATAAAACTTAGATCCTATCTTCGCTAACCAGGGACATGGTGTTGCTCTGTCTAGGACATATACAGAATGATGATGTGACGCACAATCCCAAGGTTGTGCTAGATACGTCGCCATAGGGTCGGGCCATCCCTCAAAATCGAAGTCACCGACCAACGCTGTAATCGGCATCCTAGCCCACATTGCACCTCCATGTACATTCTCTTCGTCCTCTGCTTCACAACCTGTGAAGATTAACTGGAAACTTAGGCACCTATTCGGCATGGTAGTAACTGCAATCGCCATAGCGTGTAGAAACTCTCCATGATATTTCTCGTGATTATGCGTATATTCTTTCCGCACCCAACACTTAAAGTGTGGGATGTTACTTTGTAAGTATGGCATTGATTACTTTTTCTTTTTGCCAAGAACCACAAAACCTTTTTCCTTTAAGAATTTTTTAGCAGAAGCTACGGTCATAGTTTTACCTTTGTTGCCCATAAATCCACCATTCTTCATCTTCTTGATAACACCGCCCTTTTTCATCATCTTTTTGACGGCACCTCCCTTCATCATTCTTTTCTTTGGTTTCATTTTACTTTTCATGTTTTTCTCCTTCTTGCTGCTTGAACTCTTCTTGGCTTCCCTGCAGGTTGACCAATTCTTTTCTTCTGAGATATTCGTTTACGTTTCTCCGAGGACGACATCTCAGAAGCCGTTTTCGGAGTTTTCTTACTTACTCTTTTAGAAGGTCTACAATACGGAGTTCCCCTCTTTTCTCCTTTTTGTCTGCCACAAGCTTTACCCGTGCGAACATCTTTCCAATCTTCTTTAAACCATCTCTTTAGAGCAAGTCCTTTCTTTGTCTTACGAACAGCCATTAAAAAATCCTAGTTTTTTTTCTCTTTCTGCCCTCTACAGTACCACATCCTCTAGCTATAATAACACTAGCCCCATTCTTGAAGCCCCTAGGCAAAGATCTCTTACGAGGTTGATCTGATTCAATCATACCGCCATAAGCTTTTTTCTTAGTAGATTTACCATAATTAGCTGCCCCCACCTTTCGGCACTTTGCTATAGCTCCAGAAGCATATGCTGAAGGAAAAACTCTGTAACGAGCTTTTACCTTATGGTAACAAGCGTCCTTGCTACTCCCAGATTTCGAAACTTGCTTTGCCATTTGCGATCTCCCCATTGCCATTTTTAGCACTTCTCCTTATAAAGTCTTCCCACAAAGGTTTTAACATCTCGTGGTTTTTACTTACAGTAACAGACATAACTTCTGTTCTCTTATCTACTTCTATTAAAGTGTACGCCATCCAGGACAGCACACCAAAACCAACAGCCGTTGTGACACCTACTATAATTTGGTTATTCATCAACATCTCCATCGTCTCCTAGCCTGTCTCAATCGGCTATTAGGATCTTTAGCTGCTTTAGGAAATTTCTTCATTTGACCCGCACTTCTGGCACAGTAAGACTTACGTCTAGACTTGTCCTTAGTAGAAAGGTTCTTCTTCTTAGTAACAGCCGTCTTTAACTTACTACCAGGGTTCTCTCTTCGGTAACGAGCGACACCTGCTTTGGTCATCCCCGCTCCTTTTTTAGTGGAGCGGAAATACTTTTTCGTTTTTGGTGGCTGTTTATCTCGCTTACGATCAGCCATAGTTCTTACGCATAGCCAAAATAATCGTATAGGTATCTGCACTAGAGTGACCTACAGTTGTAAACTGAACATCCCCCGTAACTCCAGAACCTGCGTTATTCGGTATGCCACCAAAATCCCTATAATCGTGATGTCCACTTTGATTCTCTCCAAGCTGAATGGCTAGAACATCTGAGGTAGCATCAAATAGTATGCTTACTTTCATACCAAGACACTGCCACCATATCTGTTCTATCGCTACGCCCGTGCAAGTAGCACCGTCAGTGTTCGTAGAAAGAGCACTAACATCTACTTTAGTGACGGCACTTTCGCCCGTGCCGTCACTAATATTGGTGAACTTCATAACAACTTGTTTTGGACCATCGAGTATCGTTTGTGAGGCTACTGCATCAGCCATATTGCCCTCCTAAAAACAATTATTCGTTAATTATTCTACTCATTTTTACATAATGACAATGAATTGCTTCAGCAGCCGCTGCCCCCGCTTCAATTCCAATGTAAGGAATCAAATCAACATCATCTGTCATAGCAGCCGATTTAGTTGTTCCAGTAGTAACAGAAGTTCCACCTGTGCTTCCAGATGTACTTGTTATGTTGTACTGAACACCATTTACAAAAATAGACATTTGTCTTGAACTATCAAAAGTAATTTTTAAATGGTAAATTGTATCAGCAGCCACAGTAATAGGTAATACACTAATGTGGTCAGTACCACCAATACTATGAACAAAATGTAACAAGGTAAAATCATCAAATGCTTCACTGTTAGTAGCATCAGTCTGAAACTTAAAATATGCCTGATCAGCATCAGTTGCGATCAACTGGTCATTAGTAAGCTTTAAACCCGCCCAAACTTTTTGGTTATCAATTGCAGGCAATGCGATTGATGTTTCCCAATGCACTTGGTTCTCGGTGCCCCATAAGCATCCGGCCCATGCTGTCGCAGCAGTATCTAAATGTGGAGTAAGCACTGCTTGATCTTGGTCAGCACCTGCTGTTGTTGCAACAATTCCTGCCGAAGTAGTGTTAAAAGTACACAAAGCTGTAGTCATATTAGTTCCAAGTGCTTCCCAATTTCTATTCAAAGCTCTTTGAACTTCAACTGTTGATACTTGGTCAATGTTTGCATTTAAACCAGGTCTTTGTAGAAACCATTCGTCTAAATAAAAACGTCTTGTGTCTTGTGGATAATCTCCAAGAGTTCTGTCTGATACTAAACCAGTAGTAGAATCTTTACTGATTAGTTTCATTCCATTTTGTGACCGTATTGGCCCTGAGAAAGTTGTATTAGCCATATTTACCTCCAATCTGGCAATGTCTACCACATTATGTGATAGTTTGGATATTTAGAATATAAAACAATTCCACACAAAAAGAAAGGGCGATTTTACTCGCCCTTTAAGTTGGGAGGAAAACTATGAAATTAGGCTCCTGGTGACCCAAATACACAACGAGGATCTGAGAACCCGAAAGAATATCTCTCACGAGCCTTATACCTCATGTTACCTGTGTCGAAGTCAGATTCCATGTTTGTTGAAAGAGGTGTTCTCTCAAAATGTAAGAAACCTCTTGGAGTGTCAGTCATGATGAAGAAAGCATCAGTGTCTGTTAGGAAGTCATTCACAGTATAACCTTGTGGAAGCATTCCCATTGACTTGATAGCATTCACATCATTGTCGGCAGTTCCAGATCTAAGCGCAGAAGCCATCAATCTCTCAGCAACAAACTGTAGCTGTCGAGGAATGATAAGCTTTGTGCCTCGAAGTGCAACCTTTAGACCACGCTCATCCACAAATCCCGCGATATTAATTAGGGCATCCTCAAGGGATGTCTCGTTTAAATCCGCAGAAGTTGAAGGCTCGTTAGATAATGTGCCCCCGTTTAGTAGTGGATGGTCAGTTGCACACAACTCTTTGCCGTCTCCACCTGTTACAGTAGAATCGAAAGCGTTGTTAAGAACTGAAGCCGCTTTGACTTGTTTTGTATGAGCCATTGATCGAGCTAGAGCTTTTGTGTATCTAGCAGAAAGACGGTCATAGAGGTTGTCCTCTACTGCTTCCTCTGTGATAGCAAAAGCCAAAGCAATGGTTTCATGGTTGTATCGAGCAGTGAAAGACTCATTAGCATCATCAAATGATACCACTGAACCCTCTTGCTTGACCGGGGCAGCCCCGAAACCAGAAAGCATTACTTCTTCTTCAAATGCACGATCTGAAGACTCAGTTGTGAAAATTTCAGAATGTTGGTTCTCATATCGACCATATTCCATACCAAAGAGGGCGTTTAAACCTGGTTCTAACTCTTTGGCTAATTGTGCTCTAGATATCGCCATTATTAGTCCCCCTTATGAAATAGCTGCATCTGCATCGCCACTAGACGAAGCATACACATGGTTGTTAAGTTTAACGACATAAGAGATACCTGCTGCAGAGTGATCAGCATTTGTCACATCCTCATGAATACCTATGATCATCAAAGGATTAGAAGGGTCTGACGCTTCTGCTGTAGATATATCAATCATAGCACTAGAAAGACCAGTTGTGGAATTTCCTGCAGTTGCCGTAGCAAGTTGTGCTGTTTTGAAAATATCTGCTTTTGCAGTTGCCCTGTTTGTGTTTGTCCCGTCAGAAGCAATAATAAACTTCGTCATTGGATTGTCATAAACAAAACATTTTATGTCGTGGTTAGTATCAGCAGTGCCTGAACCGCCCCACTGATTTTTGAAGGTAAGTTTACCTGTAGTTGCATCAACGTATTCACAACCTGCGAAAACTCCGAGAAGTTGCTTCCCGTCGCCATCTGCACTAGTTATGATTGCCGCAGTACCACCTGTAAGTTCGACTTCAACAGGGGAACCTTGGAAAATCGCTGAAGCATCACTTTTGATAAAATACTGACTAGTGACACCGGGGCCTCCCCCAATAACACCAATCGGCTTTAATCCAAACTTTACGTTTGTGTTTGCCATGATTAGCTCCTATGCAAAAAATTAATTTTTAGGGGAATCACCTCGACCCCCGAATGAAACTCTAGTTTGACGATCATTTGTGATTGGCATCGAAGGATGCTGTTCACGCATTAGATCACTGTCAACGGCAGTCATTTGTTCACGAGTTCTACCTCGATAAAATTCATTTCTCTCTTTGACTGTTTCGAGAGGCATTCTGGCAAGCATTAATCCACCTGTACCTATAACTCCTGCATACTTTCCATCTTCTATGGTTGGTAAGTCCCTGTTGGGGTATTCGTCTGCCCTTACTGGCTCCCATCCCTCATCCATTTTGGTATGGACGTTGACTTTATCGTCCTCTCCACGAGTGGAGATACGAATCCATCTGTGCTTGTATCCCTCTGGGGGTTCAGGTGCATTCAACCTGTTGGGTGGTGTCCAAGGCTTTCTGCGTGAAGTTGCTTCACGGGTCGTTTCTTTTCTCGGTGTTCTATCTGTCATATCTTAGTCCTTCACATATTTTGCGTACTCTTCAAGAGGTACACCTAATTTTTTAGCTATCGCTATTTGAGAAGGCGATAGTTTTACCGATCTTCGCTTCTGTTGCGTACTACGAGATGCTGTGGAATTCGCAGAAGCGACCTGAACTCCGTTACTCGTTTTCTGTTTCTCAAACTTATGAGGGAACTCTGTTCTCATACGTCTATCAATCTCACTATAATACTCATCGCTCTCCGGGTCAAACCCTTCTTCTTGTATTAATTTATTATGTAGAACAAAAGCTGCTTGAGTCATGATCTCATTATCCCCAAACCATTCGTTCTTTTCAGCCCAAGTTTTAGCTTTTGGAGACACTTCAGCCTTTGGTTGTTGCTGTTGAGGCGGTGTAGTTGGTTCAGCTTCAGCTTGTTGTTCTGCTGTATCCGATTGGTTTTTAGCTAATCTATACCGTTCTTGCTCTATGGCTATTTTTGACAAAGCTTTCTGAGCTTCAAACATTTTCTCGGAGTCTCCGGCTTGATGCGCTTCGGAATAAGCCCTCTTTGCCTGGTCTTCTTGTGACTCCAATCTAGTGCCATATTCAGAAAGATATCCTTTATCAAGGTTTCCTACTGTCTGTTTGAGCTTCTTGTTTTCCTGTAAAAGATGTTGGGACAGCCTTACAGCTTCTTCTCTATCTCTTTCTTCTTTTCGATATTTTTCTGTAAGTTTCTTTATTCGAGTCTGTACGTTCTTGCTGTAATTCTCAAGCTCGTCTTCTTTTGGCTCTTCTTTATTCTCGGTTTGTTTCGCTTCAATCTCAACTTCTTGAACTACTTCAACTTCTTTATCCTTCTGTTCCTTAATGGAAGGATCTGCAACTTCTACCTCAACGGTTTCTGCTTCTTCTACTTTTTGTTCCTGTTCCATGCTATCTCCTAAACACTATATATGTCGTCTGGGTGTTGAATCGTGGCAATAACTTCATCATCGTTAATAATTCTTACTTCACCACCGTCAATTTTAAATCTTGCCCCGGCATATCGACCAATGCAGACCCAATCACCTTCTTTACACCAAGGTTTTTGATCTCCAAATTTCTCTTTATCCTCATATGCTGAAGGCCCAACCTTTAACACATAAGAGACAACAGTAGCCAACGCCTCTCTTTCAACGACATCTTCGGGCATAAAGACACCCCCTTCAGTCTTGCCTTTGCCTCTGTACGGCATAACAAGGATTCTCCAACCTGTTGGCTGTGGTAATCTATCTTTTAAGGGGAGGTCTGGTTCTTTGTTTGGGACTTTATAAAAGTCAGGAACTAATAATTTGCTCGGCATCTTCTAATCTATTCTCCAGCAGGGATTTTATTTCTTCTTTAGCAAGTGAGAGTCCCCGTGCCTCACCCACTAAATGTTGATACTGATTCCAATCTTTTATGTTTCCTAATACTAGATCTTGTGCAATATCTTTTTCTCTCTCATCAAATTTATTATACAAATATTTTGCAAAGTCAACAACATCCATACATCTAGTCCTTAAATTACTTAAAATTACATTCGAAATGGGGTCCATCGATGAACGGTCGCCTTCCCTGAGAGCGACGTAAATCTACATATTCCATCATTGCTTCTTCTGCTGTGCCCTCAAAATCACGAAGGTCGTCTATATGCCAACAAGCTCCCCAACGTATCGGAAGGTCATATCTTACAGCAGCTTCTTTCATTGCGTCAGCTATCTCATCGTACAAATTCAGTTCCCAACTTGCCTCTCCAGAATCATACGCCATTAAGTCCACAGCATGACTTTTTCCGTCATCTTGAAGAAGGTGCTTGCTCTTCATTGTCTGTGATCGTCCTGCCTTAAAAAGGCGAGTTTGTTCATCTAAGCTGCGGACACCATAAATCACACCGAAGTCCACTTTCGTAAGACCTATGGCTGCCTTAACTACTTCTTGTAACCCTTCGTGCACTCCTGCCAGTTTTTGAAAACTTCTCTGGGATAGTTTAAACGCCATCTTTTTTCTCCTGTTGTTTAATTACCTCATCTGTCCAATCAACAGATTCTTGGTGAGTGTGAGTTTTTTCACAAAAGACACACCCACTGCCAATATACTGATGTCCACAGATTTCGCAAGTAACAACTCGTCCCACAATTGCGTATGGCCCGAAAGGATAGGGATTTTTGTTTATTTCTTTTTCCTTGTTCCGAAAAACTTAGCTGATGCTCTCGTTGCAAAGCTCGCACTTACGATAGCCCCTAATGCGATTTGATACCACTGAGGCATACCCGCCAATGCTGTAAATCCGTCTGCTACTATTTCTCTGCCCCACGAGCCGCAGAAGCTTAAAATCAGTGGTATACTGAAAAGTAAAGTAAGCCATTCGTCTTTCCAAGACGACTGTGAGGCTCTCATCGCAGCTAAGTCCCAATCTATCTCGCCAGTGGCTTCTTTCATCCTAATAGTGGCTTCAGCTTTTTGAATAGCAGTCTTGCCTTCTATATAGGAACTAGCAAGACTACCCATAGAACTTAGTATTGTAGACAGCATTTTTATGCCTCACTACACATACAAACGTCACATTTTTTATTTAGTAAGGCACACCAAATTCTTTTTAAGTATTTATACATCTTCTTTCTCCGTTTTTGTAAAGAACGACACAATTTTATTTTTAACATAAATTAATATTTTTTTAGGCATTTTCCATAATGGTAAATCAAATAGGCTCATTTTTTCCACCTCCACTTTTTCTACTAAAAGCGTTACCTGCAATGAACGCACCGATTATTCCCATATTACTTATCACCCAAGTTGAGGCTATAGAGGACAAATGATCTACTCTATCCAATGGAACTACGGGTAGCATCAGTACGACGATAAACAGTGTAACAGAAATAGCAGAAAACCACACCATATATCTTTGTTGATCTTCTTTTTTGTCTTGATTCTCTAGACGCATCATTCGTTCTTTGAGCATAAGCTCTTGATCTGTTACCACTCCATCGCCATTAGTATCTAGCTCCTCTGCTAAAATAGACCCTTTCTGTAACTTCTTTTGCATTATATGTCTTCTCTCTTCGTTATAACAACTGGCTTACAGTAGGCTGAGTAGTTATGAACTTTTCCCGCTTTTGAATTGTCAATCATGGCTTGATACCACGAACATTTCTGAAAGCTAGGGAACATAATCTCTCCCTCGATGGTCGTATTATTCATTATTACTAATATAAATGCTAGTGTTTTCATTTGAATTTATCGTTTAAAGAGTCAACTACACTGTTTATGTTTGGTTCTTGTCCATTCGGATCATACTTACATCTATACTCTACGGGGCACTGTCCTTCTACAACTAAAGTATATGTGTTATTTGCTCCTTTGTACAAACAAACTTGTTGACCATTCTTTGCTTGAACCCTCTTATATCTACGACACGTTATGTATTTAGGGTCTTCTCTAATCCCTTTTCTTATTTCTTGTTCCCATGTCCAATCGCTGAATTTCTTCAAGAAACAAGTAAAACATTGCTTTATATTTTCTGACTGTGCTAAATATATCACACCTTCCTGGGTACAGAGCCATTCGAATGTATATTGACCGCCATCTTTCCGAACACATTTACTGCCACCATCCTCTGTCGAAGCCCATAAGTGTGTATATAAGACCACCCAAAACACCAAAACCAACAACAAGAACCACTGTAAGTAAGATATACCCAATAATTTTCTCCTGTAATAGTTTCCTATCATATATCTCTTTCTGTCGCCTTTTACGGATTTGCCCCTCCATCTGGAGCAGCTCCTCCCAAGACTTTGAGCCATGCGTAAACATTAAAAATTGTTTTAACTCGTACCTTTGTTCTTCAAGCTTCTTCTTCGCTGCAAAAGCTTCGATAGCTTCTGATTCAACACTACCACCACCAAAGACCTTACGGAACATAGTAGGGTTCTTAGCAGACTTATGTGCTGCATCCACATCACTAACCGCACCCATCCAACGGGACAGGTCTTGCGTCATCGATTCTAAATCACGCCCCGCTTGAAACGCACGTTTAATCCCCGCAAAGGCGGTGGATGCCGTGCTGACGGCAGCCGTGATCGTAATAGGGTCAAACATTTTAGCCTCGTTGTTGTGTTGACTGCCTTTGTACGTCTATTCTTTCTCTATTTACTTGATTTCTTTCGTCAGCGACTTCTTCCTGCAATTCTAATCTTGCAGCGTCGGTTGCAGCTCGTTGTTGCAGTTTCATCTGCTCAAGCTGTAATTTCGATTGCTCTACACTTGCATCATTTTCTGCTTGCTTTTGTTTAATAGCAAGTTCTTGCATTCGTATCTTTACGAGTGGATCTTCCTGCACCTGTTGTGGTGGGGCAACCGCAGCCATGACCTCCTTCATTAGCTGTACTTCTATCTGAGCGACCCTTTCTTCAATGGAGGCGGGGTCGTTAGCTCCTTGTTCTAATTCATTCATATACGTCTGTCCAGTTATAGGATCAATCTGTCCTTGCTGTACACCTTGTTGCAGCCCTTGCGCTGCCTCGTTTACTTCTTTTTCTACCATCGCTCTTGCTTTGTACGCTATGTGTTCTTGAAGATGTGAGTAGAACGTACCCATAACTTGTGGAGATGTCGCTACCAAAGGTGTCTGCATAAAGGTAGTATGTACCAATATATGAGCATCGTGACTTTGTTCCGGAAATACTTGTAGTAACTCACCCGCCAAGGCTCTCGCATTTTCAATGGCAGGGTCAGTTGGCTGTGGTTGCGGTGGCGGTGGAAGAATCTCCTCAATGTTTTGTACCTCCAGAGCTTGGTACATACGTCTGTAAGCAGCATGAACATTATGTACTTGTGGGTTGGATTGAGCTAGTTGTAGCTGAGTTTGAGCCAGAGTTACTCTCTGAGCCATAGAAAATATGTTTGGATCGCTTACGGGTAATACATCCACCCGTGCATCAAAGTCTGTTGATTTTACTTGTTGCTCTGCTCCTGCGACCTCATACGGATAAAGAGGAGGTAAGTTCTCTGCAAAGATCCTTGCTAACAGCCTAAACTCCGTCTTCTGAGCATAGTGCAGCCTTTTGTGGATTGCTGACATAACCTTCATGCCACGCTCTAATAGGGCTACAGTAGTGCCTACAGGGGCGTTCTGTTGATTTCCTTCACCTATCTTAGCATCTGCAATAGAAACAAAGCGTCTACCACTCTCTATCAACGTGCCTAGAAGCTGTGCCAGTGTTCCAGAAGGTTCCTTATATGGTAACGGGATTATAGCGTCACGGATATTACCCCCAGGGGCATCAATGTCCCTAAACTCACCAGGCTGTAAAGGTTCGTCATCGTTTCGTACTCTTACGCCCCGTGCCTTAAAACCTGCGGGTAAATTAGCTAGCGTACCCGCATCAATCAACTGTCTTAGAATACTCGTGGTTGCTCTTCCTAATCCACCAAGCATATGTATCAATCCAAAACCGTAGAAACCTAGACCAGGCATGAACTTGTAATGGACAAAAAATTGCCTCTTTCTCTTCAATTGGTCGCCTTCGTCATAATTCCTACGGATAGCTAGTATCTCACCACTGTCCTTGTGTAGGGTCACGACATACGGCAGTTTCAACCCTGTCGGCTGTCCGTCTGCCCCCATATCCTCAAAACCCTCTATATCTAGATCAGAGTGACACTCAAGAATAGTGTGTGTTTCTTCAGAGTATCCCTTAGACATACCCTCTATTTCGTTTTTCTTTTCCTCTACTGTCGAAGCGTCTTCTTCAGAGGCAGATACTTCTATGTCTCTATATACTCCACCAAGTTGTAACTTACGCAGCTCGTTCTCGTCCATACGCAAAACATGAGTAACACGAGACGCTGTCTGTACATCACTTGCAGAATACGGAATAACCAAGTCTTGAGCAGGTATAAACTTCGATACGGCTCTTTGTTTCGTAGGATCAAAGTACACTTTCTTGAAGGTTGACCCAGACAAAGGTAAGTAAAAGAGCATTTGGTCTGTGTCTGGATCGAATTCCTCCATCACTTCCGTGATCTGGTAATTCATGAATTCTTTTATTCTACCCGCTTGGGCTTCTCTATCTGGGGTCTTTTCACCCAAAATCTGGGTTTTTATAGGCCCACCAGACGGTAATAGCTCTTTATAAGCTTGTGACTGAAACTGGGTTACGGATTCGGATATAAGAGGGTGAGTTACCCCACTTGCACCTTCAAAAGGCTCTGTTCTATCGTCATACTGTACGCCAAGCAGATCTAGACCCTTGGTATAGGTATCTTCCCACTCGGACCTTGATTCTTGGTCTTCTTCGAAAGAAGCTCGTATATCTGAGGATAATTCGCCTAAAGTAGCGTCATCCAACGCTTCGGCTAGATTAGCGTTGTGGTCATACGCTTCTGCCATGACTTCCATAGGCTGTTGCTCCATAAGAGCTTGAACAATCGCACCACCTTGCCCATCATCGAGAACCTCGGCTCCTCCCTCAAATTCTTGAGGCATATTAACATCAATCTCTACAGACGCTTCATCCACGTCCACTTCTGGACTAATACCAGAGTCAACTAACGCTGCAAGAGGATTACGTTCTTCTGCCACTAAAACACCCCTTTAAAGTTATAGCCTGCTTGTCCACGGCTCATGTCTACTAGATTACCATTATTATATCTAATAATACCGCCATAAGCTTTTTTGGTTCCTTGCTGAAGCTCTTTAAGTTTTTTAAGTCGTTCATCTGATAAAAGTCCTTTGTCTCTTAGCTTCATAAGTTTGGCTACTAGGTCTTCTTCTTTTTTATCACCCATCAATAGGTTCCTTTGAAATTAGATACAGAACCACCTCGATCATACTTTTGTATAGACATGGTTTCTTTTTTACCACCACCTATAGTACTCTTTAGCTTTTCAAGTTTTTTCTTGCCTTCGGGAGTGTTCTTTATGTCTATGTTCTTTTCTTTAGCTTTTTCTACTATTTTATTTAACTTTTCGAGCTTCATCTTCTTCTCCTTCTTCCTGTTCTCTCCATGCGTCTCTAATTGCTAACATTGTTTCAAAATGTTTCTGCGGATCATACTTTCTATTCTCCGATGCTTTTCTGATTTCTTCCTCAGTTTCAGCCATTAGTAATAGTTCCTCATCTTAGGTATATAATCCTCTTCTTCGTCCTCTCCGTCAAGGTAAATAAAGCCACCCTTACGAAAACGCATCAGAGCCATTGTCATACTATCACAAAAGTCGTCATGATCACCATACGGGAAAGAAGCGATTTCTTCAATAACTTCTTCAGCAAAACTCTTGTTTTCTGGTGCCCAAACCTTACCCGCCTCGAACAATGGAGCCACCATATGCATTCTAGTTGTTTTGTCGTTGCCTTTTCCTGGTGAAAACCCCAAAGCAGGGATGTTATGAAGGCGTAATTCGTCCATAAGGGGCGTACCACTGGCTTTTGCCTCTATAATCACCATATCTGGCTCCCAATAATCGTATTCTTCATACGCCTCACGCTTCAATTCGGGAAAACTCCACCTTCCACGCTTCGCATCCATCAAAATTATGTTGTCGGAGCCGTCTTTCTCGGATGTAAAGACCCCCCACGTCGTTATAGCACTGTAATCCGCACTTTCTTTCTTCGAAAACGCTGTATCGTAACTTTGAATGATGTATTTCACGTCGGGGATGTCATCTTTCTCCCACATATTCCACCATTCCTTCTTGACAATCGCTCCTTCTTCTGAAGTTGGCTGTTGTTGCCACTGTGCCGACCATTTTGCAACGGGTAACGACGCTTTTATGCCCAAAAGTGTGTCTTTATCCCAAAATTCGGGCCATAATGGCTTGTCAGAGGGCATAATTGCAGGAAACTCGACCACTTCCCACTGATCTGACATTGTATCGCTCCCTTGAGCCGCCAATAATCGCCCTGTCAAGTCTTTTTTACCCCATCTCGTCATAACCAGGATAATTGACCCCCCAGGTTGAAGACGCTGTCGAGGCCCAGAGGTATACCATTCATACGCATTGTCAAATGCCGACTCCGATAGTGCATCTTGCTCCGAGTGTGGGTCATCAATAATAAATAAATCCGCACCACGGCCCGTGACCGCTGCTCCAACGCCCGCAGCAAAGTACTCGCCCCCTGCTGATGTCTGCCATCTTCCCGCAGATTTACTGTCTTCCTTCAATGTCGTATTGGGAAATACGTCCTGGTACTGTGGATCGGCAATCAAGTCTCTTACTTTTCGACCAAAACGTACTGCCAGTTCCGTATTATGGGTTGCTTGGATAATTTTTAATTTAGGGTTCCTTCCCAAAAACCATGCGGGCATCATAAAAGACGCAAATTCAGATTTAGAATGACGAGGAGGCATATTCACAATGAGCCTCTTGATCTCGCCCCTCGCTACTTTCTCCAGTTTTTCTGCAATTACCCTATGGTGTCTGCCCTCTATAAACCCCTCATACACATGATGGGCAAACGGCATAAACTTCTCCTGTGCCTTTTCACGGAGATCCATTTTCTTTTTGGCTTCCGTAAGAAGAAGTACCTCTTTTAGTACCTCTTCGGGAACTGCTTGGTAGTTCATGATCTAACGGGTGCGATATTCCCTATTGGTGCTCCGATTGGAGGTGTCAATGTAAATGGATATACATTCGGTATAGCCGAGATACCTCCAGTTGCAGGTGCGGGAGCCGTGGTTCCTGGTGCAGGGGGCGTGGTCACTGGCGGTGCAGGTGCCACTATCGGTACGCATATGTTTTGCACTGGATCAAACTTAAAGCCCGGTGGACATTGGATCGCGGACGGTGCTCCACCAACTCCACTTGGCGAGGGTACGCCTCCACCAACAGCGGGTCCTGGTCCGGGAACCTGGGCTAGTTGAAGTTGAGCTTCTGACGGACCTTTATAGTTCGGGTCGCCTCGAAGAACGTCGCCTACGAATCCTATAAAATCAGAGAAACTAAAATCAGATATCTTCTTCCCTAATTCTTGTAGTCTTTGTCCTATTGTCTTTTTCTGTGCTTCTTGTTTTGCGTTGCCCTTTTTGCCCGTTGTTACAAGATTTGCAAGGGTGGTTGCTTCATCCGTTCCTAAAGAACCTAATGTGCCTTCGCCAAAGAAATCCGTGCCAACTGCGTCTAGTGCTTCGTTTCTTGTATCTCCTTTACCAAAGGGCATGGAGCCGTATCCATAGTCAAATACAAAATCTGGTCTGGAAGCATCTCTGCCCATGTCCCTTGTATCAAAACCTATAGGACTAACGTACCTCGTCATTTCATCTGCATCGGGTCTTGGTCGCCTATCGATAGGTCTGTCCTGTGCATAAATCAAAGGATCACCTAAGAGATCATCCATACCAGGTCTGCCCGCTTCTAAATTATTTATGTTATAATCTGGTCTAGAAGTACCACCGCCCATTGGATATGGAGCACGGTTGTACGATGCATTTAACGCAGGAACTGCTCTTCTTAGTGCAGCGTCAGTTGCGTCAGTTGGATCATACGCAGGTGCGTCTGGTGGAAACCCCGTATCAGAGCCAGGGGGTATAAATCGCCTCCCTCCCATGTCATCGTAGAAAGGAACAGAGTCTGGTTGAAGAATCATAGGGTCAGGATTATTATAAAGGGAAACATAAGCAGGTTCTGCAAACATTCTTTCAGAACGAACTTGTTCTGGAGACACGCCCGTGCCGCCAGAAGGTGAGAAAGACATTCTCCTATCTGCAGGTCCTTGAACCGTGGGCATAGTGCCAGAGGTTGAAGAAGAAGGAGTAAAGCTAGGAGAAAAAGTTTGTTCGGGTCTTGATCCCCCCGTCAAAGCTGCTATGCCACTACCGAAACGCTGTAAATCTCTAACTGCTGCATTGGTGCTCGCTCCAGAACCCATAGGGCCATCGAAACTAGGAACTATAGATGTCTCTGGCTCAGAGTAAACGCCTGGATCAAAAGATTTTCCGTATATGCTAGGTCGTACATCTGGAACAGTGTTTGGCTGTCTGCCACCCATTGCCCCTGGAGATTGACCATAATTTGCACCACCTACATCTCTACCGGCACCGCCTACGTCCGTGTCTACTCCACCGCCACTCTGTGATTCACCCATACTTTATCTCCTTATATCGTACCATGCTTCTCGGTTCCCCCTTTTCGCATAAACGCGGTTTACATGGGGATATTCATTCTTTAAAAACTCATACAACTGCCTACCAATATAAAGTACACTATGATGGGCTACCATGTCTAGTATCTTTAACACAGATCCGTCGGTTCTTGCAAACACTTGTTCACCACAATATTCCCCAGTAACCCGTTCCTTCTGTGTAAAAAACGCCCAAGTGACAAATGCATAAGGTTCCTTGTCCTTGTAGAAAACTTTAATTTTTTTGTTTTTTATTGCAGGAAGTAACCTCCACGCAATTGTCTTCGCGGGTAATTCCCTATAAACAGGGTTCCTTGTCCACAGACCTACGGCATCTAACAGAAGTTTATTGCTTCTTTCTGTTTGATTTTGCGGAAACGACTCTAAGGTTCCCTTTACCGTTGTTTCTGGGATTTCCATCTTTATGGTCGATGTGTGTGCCATCACCCTTCTTTACTCTTCCTGATCGGATCGCCCGTCGTCGGTTCTTGTTCCTCAGTGCACGTTCCTGCTTCATACGAGTACTGGAATGATATTTTCGGTACTCGGTTTTGTAGTTGACCTTTCTCTTCTTCCTCGTCGTTGACTTCTTTTTCCTAGTTTCTGCCAATGCCGTGCCTGTGATA